GGTATGGATGCTAGCGGAGTTGAATCAAGTGTAGCAGTTCTTAAGAAGATGACTCGTGAACGTCAAAAGAATGTGTTCTTAATTTCGCACAGAGATGATTTAACCAGTCGTGTTAATCACGTTTTAAAGGTTATTAAAGAAAACGGCTTTACAAGTTACAGTAATGACGTAGAGATTATTGAATGACCACTGAATCACACGATAAAATGATTGCTGCTTTTCAGGAATATTTTAAGTGGCAGGATAGATTTGAATACAAAGGCTCAGACGAAGCAGGCATTAAGGCACGATATTGGCTATCAGAAATACGCAACGAGGCAAGTAAAAGGCGAGTAGAAATACAAGACAAACGAGAGGCACGTAAAACAGCCAGAAAAGGCAAAGTAGGCAGACCCCCTAAGGTAACTAAGTGAGTGCAATGGACTTATCAAAATCAACCCGTAGACGAAATACCTGAAGGCTATATTGGCTTTGTTTATCTCATCACGAATCTCACTACCGGACAAAAATACATAGGCAAAAAACTAGCACAGTTTAAGCGCACCAAACCCCCACTCAAAGGCAAAAAACTTAAAAGAAGATCAGTAGTAGAAAGCGATTGGCGCGACTACTTTGGCTCTTCTGATAGGTTAAACGCAGACGTCCAAGCATTAGGTCCCGGAAATTTCACCAGAGAAATACTTTATCTTTGCAAAAGCAAGGCAGAAATGTCATATTTAGAGGCAAGAGAACAGTTTGAACGTAGAGTTTTAGAGTCAGATGAATACTATAATGGCATTATAAACGTCAGAGTAGGCGGCTCAAACATACTAAGACAGCGTCTAGAAGAACAAAAAAAGGCAAAATAATGCGGTTTTTGGCTTGCGCAGGCCTAAGTTCGTGCGCTCTAAACCTGGTCAATGGTGTACACAGGGACGGAATTCCTTGCCGCAAAGGTACTCAGCAACTACCCATTTGGATGAAGATCGCTTAAAGCCTGCGATTTTGCTGTTTGAAAAGGAAAAACAAAGGTAAAAAGAGGGAAGAAAAATCCCACGTTTACAAGTATGATAGCGTATATTTGTAGACCGCCGCTGGTATAAGACTGAGCTCGTGGTACAGGCCAACCGCCACTGTAATGCTCTAACGCTGTGTGACATTGTGCAACTCAGATAATGTTCAACTTTGCCCTGTGCGGGCTAAGTGTGACTGAACAATCTAGATAATATTTAAACTGCTTCGCAGTTAATAACTTCTACATAATTAAAAAAAGAAAAAGTGCGTTGAGCGTTAGCGAAAACGCAAAAGAGCTTTAGCTCTTTCTACAATAAATAAGTAATAGATCACAAACATCATCTTATGCGATTACAACAAATACACAATCAATACCTTTACGAAGGCCTGGATCGATCATCAGCAAATTCAATGTTGCTATGGGAAAGTGCGGGTATTAAACTGCGTGAAGCTGCCTTGACAGCTGATCAAATACAACAGATATTTCAGAATGTAGAGCAAGGTGCTACCGCTGCTGGCGGTAATCGTACAATGTTAGGCAAGGGCAAAGATGCTGCTGAAGCAGTTAACAAAGCCTGGGAAGATCTAAAAACAAAGATTCAAGATTCTAAGCCAATTAAGAACGTAGACAATGCCTACGACTCAGCTGTGGCTAAGATCGAAGCAGGACTTGGCGGTCCAGATAATGCTGTCAGCAAGATCATTATGGGCTATCGCAAGTTTGCCAAAGAGCATCCAATTGCACAGGGTTTCATTTACTCTGCACTGATCGCTGCCGCTGGTATTTCGGGCGCAGGTCTTGGTGGTGCAGCAGTATTAGGTCTGCTAAAGATGGCAGATAAGTTATTACAGGGCGAGAAATTTAGCTCCGCAGCCTATTCAGGCGCTAAGACTGGTGCTATGGCCTACGGTGCTTCTAAGCTAGGCGACTACCTAAAAGGTAAACCAGAAGGTGATCCTTCCGCTGCTGGCGCAGACACTGGTGCAATAGAAAAAGGTCTTGCCAGTGACCAAGCGTTCCAAGATAGAATTCTTAATAAATTTCCTCCTGACAAAGGTTATTCATTTGCCGCAGGCGAGGGCGGTAAAAGTCTTCAGGTATTTGATGCCACAGGTAGAAAAGTATTCTCAGGTGATATTCCATTAAAGACAATGGATATAAAGACCTTTGCCGATCTTACTCAAGCTGGCAAAATGGCAACTCCTGGTATTAGCAGTGGAGCGGCATCAAGTATGCCAATGGTAGGTGTAAGAGACAGTATTGAATGGACAGGTAAAGCTCTAAGTGAAGGTCAGGTTTATATGATCTTCAATCGTGTGGCAAGACAAGAACTCACAGAAGGGCCACTAGATGCGCTCAAAGGTATGGCCGGCAAAGCTGCTGATTGGGCCAAGACCAAAGGCAAGAATCTAACAACCAAAGTTACCGCAGACAAATTAAATTCTGCTTGGAAGAAAGCAGGATCACCAATGGATTCTGATCAGCTAGCAGCATTTTTACAATCACAGGGTGTTGACTCGGGTGTTGTTGACAAAGTCTATGCAGATCTTAAATTACCAGCTGCTGGAGATCCACAGAAAGATCCAGAGCTAGGTGCAGAACAACCCACGGCCGCAGCCGACGACGGAAAGAAAGACCCAACACTAGATCCAGAACAGCCCGCAGCAGCAGGTGTAACCTACAAGGGAATCAAAGAACTAGTACTTAAACTAGATAAAAAAGGCAAACAACGTATTGCCGCTTACTTACAAAAACAATTAGGAACTGCTTAAAATGAGAATTAATGAAATATTAACAGAAAGTCAACAGCTTGACGAAGGTCCATTAGCTAACAAGATTGGCAGTGCGATTGGTAAAGGTGTAGGTACATTGGCTAAGGGAGTTGGCGCAGTAGCAGGCGGTGTAGCAGGTCTAGGATCAGCAGTTAAGAAAGGATTTGCCGCAGGTAAACAAACAGTTGCAGGTGGTGGCGATGATGCAGCAGCCGATCCTGCTGCTGGTGGAACCGCAGCAGCACCAGCAGCAGGAGCACAAGCAGCACCCGCAGCAGGTAGTGCAGATGCAGCAACTCAACAACCAGCAGCAGGCGGCGGCGGATTTATGGCTGGCCTGAAACAAGGGTTATCTGGTAAGAAAGGTCAACAACCAGCAGCAGGAGCACAAGCAGCACCGGCAGCAGGTGGTGCAGATGCAGCAGCACCTACAGATGCTAAAGCTATTAACGCACAAGGTCCTCAAGGTACAGCAGCAGCCAAACCACAGACAGGTGCAGCAGCCGCAGCCATTAAGAAAACAGCAGATGCTACAGCAGGAGCCAGTGCAGAAAAAGCAGGGCAAACAGTTTACGCTCAAGTTAAGAGTCAAATTGATCAGTTAGACAAGAAAGGTAAACAACGTATTCTACAGTTGTTACAAAAATCTATAGCAGCACCAGCAGCAGCACCAGCGGCAGCACCGGCAGCAGCACCAGCGGCCAAAAAACCAGCAGCACAGCCAGCAGCTGAACCTGCTCCGGCAGCGGCACCAGCACAAGCGGCACCAGCAGCTGAACCTGCAGCAGCACCCGCAGCTGAACCAGCACCAGCTAAGAAGCGTGGTGGACGTAAAGCTAAACCAGCTGCACCAACTCAAGCAGAGATTGATGCAGACCGTGAACGTATAATGGGTAACTTTACAGACAGTATTGAAAGACACAAACAAAAAATGTTTGCTGAAAGTGTTATCCAAGGCAAAACATCGTTGTTTAGAAAATGAAAATTAAAGATATTATAATTGAGGGAGATGTTGCCGATATTGCTAAAATATCAAAAGGCAACTTCTCTAAAGGTTATGACGCAGTAGATAAACTGTTTAGTCCAACTAAATGGTTTAAAGGCAGCGACAAAAATATCTCAGACGAACCAGGCACTGCTCAACCAGCTGTTAAAAAACCTAACACCCCGCATTTAGAAAAACAAGCCCTAGATCGTGTAGTTAGTGGCTCTGAGTTATATCCTGAGGATGTTCAATATCTTAAATCAGTTTACTCTAAAGTTGTCAAAGGCAAAGTTAGATCTGATTATGATTCTCAAGAATTAGCAGATGTAATAAAAATGGCCTATCAAGGTAGGCCATTAACTGCTGAACAAAAATCAATGCTGACAAACTTCAGCAAGTCTCTTTAAAAGAAATTCAATCCGGTCTTTTTAGTTGTTTCAAGATTTTCTTTGATAATCTCTGAAATGATTTCTCTCTCATCCCAACTTAAATTCATACCTTCACTGTAAGAAAGACCTCTCATATACCAACACATTTTGAATACGTCTTTCTTTATAGCCCTAACCTCTTTATCCATCTTATTAGAGAGCTCTATGATCTCAGGCAAGGGCAGGCTTAAGATCTGGCGGCGAAAAAATTTGATTGGTCCATTGTCACTGGTAGATCAAATGTTTTTTCACATTCTTCGCATTGGACGTTTTGCATTTTCATTTCAATCTGTTCTTTAAGACCAGCTACGTGTTTTGACAATTGATCAAACACATCTTTTGAACAGTTGTTGATAAACTCTTTAATCATTGCTTTGTCGCTGACTTCACCTTCTGGTGTAATAATCTTAGCAACACAATCTGCAATAACATCAACAGTTAGTTGAGTAATTTTAACAAAACTTTCTCCAAACTTGTCTAGCTTATCTTCATCACTCATTTGCTCATCGTTGATAATATTAAAAATCTTTTGTTGCTCAAGAGTTTTAATAGAAGTCTTTGTGATTTCTCTATAAGTGTACGGACGAATTTGAATAACCAACGGATCAACTTCAACGTTATCCTGGAATGTAAAATTAGAAAAAACGTTAAGCCATAGGGTTAAGTTAACATCGTAGGAATTTTCGTGATCGCAGTGCGGACAGTTAGCACCGATTTCCATTTTATCACCGTAGGTGGCAATTCGAATTGCAATCAAAGCAAAGTCAAGATCGATACTAGGCATAGCCCAAGGATCTTGAATAGCTGGAATGCAGCTCTTAATAACTTCTACAGTTGATTGACCTGATAATAATGCGTCAGGAGTTTTAAACATAAGTTCGTCTTTGGCAGTCATTGCATACACAGGATATTCTCCTGTTTCGCTAACGTCCAAAGCACCTGCTGGGTAGAATCGACCCTTAGAAGGCAGTGTTACATAGATCTTAGGTTGTCTAAAGTAATTGGCTAAGGGATTCTTTTTTGCACCTAGCTGTTGATTTGCAAATTCACTCATATTTTCTCCGATAAATATAATTATCTACGTGTATTTATATGCGTATTTTTCAGGGAAAAAATAACTTATGGCCGGCGTAACAATCGAAATTCCAGGTATTGGCAATGTAGAAGCCAAAAATGCCGCCACGGAAGCGACCTTAAAAGAGATCCTTAAAGCCATTAACGATGGTGCAGGTGGAGGCTATAAAAAAGGTGGTAAGCCTGGAAAAGAAGAAAAAGATAAAGGCGGCCCTGGCGGCGACACCAAAGACGGTGGTGGCGGTAAAGCCGGAGGTCTTAATAGTCTAGGTAAAGCTGTAGGAAGTGTTATCCGTCCTATACAAATGGTAGGTGGCGGATTTATGGCCCTGGGCAAGTCTACTACTTCTCTAATCCAAAGTTTTGCTAACGCCGGAGATTCATTTACTGGTGCTGCTTCGGTATTCTCTGGAATTCCAGTACTAGGCGGAATACTCAGTGCTGTGGCCGCAGCCGCAGATAAAACTCTAGGATCATATCAAGCAGCTACAGCAGGCGGTGCTACCTTTGGTGGTAGTATGAATAACTTTGCCGCAGCAGCCAGTGGCGCTGGTATGACGATGGATAAGTTTGGTGCCTTGATTGCACAAAACAGCGAAGCATTAATGACCCTAGGTGGTACTACCGAGGAAGGTGCTAAACGTTTTGCTGGTATGTCTAAAGAAATTAGATCTAGCGGTATTGGCACACAGCTCTACGGACTAGGTATGACCACTGAACAGGTCAATCAAGGTATGGCTAGCTATCTTAAAACCTACGGTGCCAACGGAGCACTGCAAGGAAAATCAACTAAAGAACTAGCACAAGGCGCAGGACAATACTTAAAAGAATTAGATGCACTAGCAAAAATTACAGGTCAAAACAGAGCAGAGATACAAAAGGAACAAGAGGCTAGAATGAAAGACTCTCAGTTCCGTGCTGCTACTGCACATCTTGATGCTGATCAAGCTAAGATGATGAATAACTTCATCAGTCAGTTCCCTAAGGAACAACAAGAAGCTGTGAAAGATATGATTGCCACAGGTAACATAACTTCTGATGCTGCTATTCTGTTTAACCAACAAATGGGCGGGACTGCACAAGAAGTTATGAAGATGGGACAGATTATTAACAGTGGTGGCAAACTTACACAGCAGTCTTATGACAATGCCTATAAAGGAGCCATTGCTGAAGCAAAAGTTGCAGCTAAATCTGAAGATGCAAGAACACAGGCCCTATACAATTCACAACAATTTGGAAATACCTATATTGGTCTGGCTGAATTGGCCAAGCGTGATATCAACGGTAAAGAAAAAGCATTAACTGAACAAGAGAAAGCACAGGCAGCACAAGCAGCAGCAATGGAAAAGGCCAAACAAAATATTGCTGCGGTTAGCAATAGTTTCCAAATGGTGTTGGCCAATAGTGGTCTTTTAAATCTGTTAATGGAAGCATTTACTGTGGCCGCTGACTTAACAATGAAATATTTGGTTCCAGCATTTAATCTATTCTCCGCAGTGGTAACTGAAGTAGGTACCTGGATGCTGTCGTTGTTGAAACCAGCTATTGAAACTGTTGGAAACTTTATAATGGATCACGTAGTTCCGGCATTTATGGACCTACAACCTTTGATTGAAACAGTTGGTGGAATTATCAATGACTATGTTCTACCAGCATTTTCTGCAATAGGCGGATTTATCTTTGATAACATTTTACCAATTATGGCAGGTCTAGGCGCAGCCCTATTAGCCTATGGTGTTGCTAAAGCATTTACTACTGCTCAAGAATGGCTCAAGGCTGGAGCAAATTCTGCAGAATTAGCATCGAGGGGTGGTTTGTTAGCAGCATTAATGGCTAACATATCAGCTACCTGGAGTGCAGCCGCAGCGGCGCTGGGACTAAGTGCTCCTATGTTAGCTGTAGTTGTAGCAGTAGGTGCATTGGTAGGATTATTCTATGCTTTATATAAAAATGGTTGGACCTTGGGTACAGCATTCGATGCTGTTAAAGATAATCTAGAGCGTTTTGGTATGAACATTATGGGTATGATTGATAATCTTCGATCAAAACTACCCGCAGCACTAGGTGGGCTATCTGATGAAGAAGCAAAATTAAGAGCCGAAGAAAGAGAAAAGCGTAGAAAAGAATTAGACGAAAAAGAAAAAGACCGAGATAAAGAACGTGCTGCTACCGCCAAAGAGCGTGGTTACGAAACCAAAGAAGAACAACGAGCTCAGGTTCACGCAGCAGTAGACAAAAAACTATTAGCAGCTAAATCAAAAGGAGTTGGCCAACAAGAAGAAGCCAATGCCAAAGATAAAAAAGCCAAAGAAGAAGCTACAGAAATCAAAAAAGATTTTAATGATAGTTTGGCTTTATTGCCTGCGGAAGCACAACAACAAAAGAGCGCATTTATTAAAAATCCAGAATCTAAAACAACAGCTGGTGCTGAAGCTACTAAAAAAGAAATTGAAGCTAAAGCTGAAGCTAAAGCTGAAGAAGTTGCCAAAGCCAAAAAAGAAGAAGATGCTAAAAAACAATCTGCTGGCGGCGCAGCTGGCGGTGGATCTAAACCAGCACCTGCTACTCAAGAATCAGCAGAAACCCTGCTGGCTAGCTTAAATACTAAGATGGAGCAATTAATTAAAATTAATAAAGGTGTTCAAGATATCAATAAAGATCAATTAGCTGCGCAAAGAGCCAACAGCAATGACTTATTTCAAGGAATACCAATCTAACTTGGTAATTTAATATATGTCTTGGAAAAAATATTTCACCCCCGTAAACATCGACAACGAGTCTAGATCGGTTAGCCCTCTAGGCAATAGAGGCAGAGCTGGTCCAGCCCGTGCTAACTACTCGAGCTTCTTACCAGATGTCTATGCTGGTGCACCTAATCGTGTTGAGCGTTATATGCAATATGACACAATGGATATGGACAGCGAAGTTAACGCTGCTCTAGATATCCTTGCAGAATTCTGCACACAGAAAGATAAAGAAAACGCTACACCGTTTCAAACTTTCTTTAGAGGTCAACCAACTTCTACAGAAGTTAAGATTATCAAAGATGCTCTACAGAAGTGGACCAAACAACAGCAGTTTGAAACTAGGATTTTTAGAATTGTAAGAAACACTTTCAAATATGGTGACTGTTTCTTTATTAGAGATCCGCAGACTAAGAAATGGTTGTTTGTTGATGCTGCCAAAGTAACAAAGATTATTGTCAACGAAAGCGAAGGTAAAATTCCTGAACAATATGTAGTCCGCGATATTAACTTTAACTTTAAAGAAATGATCGCAGTTACTCCACACGGTACAACTAACACCGCACCTAGTGGAACAAGTTCTTATACCACAGGCGGTGGATTTGGACGTGGTATGGTTGGAGCTGCATCACAGTCTCCAGGAACACGATTCCAAAATCAAACTAACGAAGTTACTGTTGATGCATCAAATGTTATTCACATAAGTTTAAGCGAAGGCCTAGACAATAACTATCCATTTGGTAATTCGTTGTTAGAATCAGTATTCAAAGTCTACAAGCAGAAAGAATTGCTTGAAGACGCTATTATTATCTATCGTATACAACGTGCTCCAGAAAGACGTATTTTTTATGTAGACGTTGGAAATATGCCAGCGCATATGGCTATGAGTTTTGTTGAGCGTGTTAAAAATGAAATTCAACAAAGACGTATTCCATCGGCTACAGGCGGTGGAGCAAACGTCATAGACGCTAGTTATAATCCTCTAAGTGTAAACGAAGATTACTTCTTCCCACAGACAGCAGAAGGTCGTGGATCAAAAGTTGAAACACTACCGGGCGGTACTAACCTAGGTGAGATTACTGACCTACGTTACTTTACCAACAAACTATTCCGTGCTCTACGTATTCCAGCAAGTTACTTGCCTACAGCAATTGACGAGCAGCCTAACACAATGGCTGACGGCAAAGTAGGCACTGCTTATATTCAAGAACTACGCTTCAACGAATACTGCAAACGTCTACAGTCTATGATTGTAGAAACATTTGACTTAGAATTTAAACTTTGGTTAAACAGCCAAGGTGTAAACATTGATTCAAGTTTATTTGAATTGAAGTTTAATAGCCCGCAGAACTTTGCTGCTTATCGTCAATCAGAACTTGACACAGCTAGAGCAGCAACATTTAGTCAGGTTGTACAAATTCCTCATCTCAGCAAGCGTTTTGCTCTAAAACGATTCTTAGGATTAACCGAAGAAGAAATCAAAGAAAACGAAAAACTTTGGAGAGAAGAGAACGGTGCAACTATTAAACCTGCACAAGATCCTGCAGGAGCATTAAGAGGCGCTGGAATTACTCCAGGCGGTATGTCTGCCGATATGGGAGAACAAGCTGCCGAAGCTCCAGCGGATATGGCCGCAGCAGCAGAAGCACCCGCAGAAGGCGGTGAAACTGCGCCAGCTGATCAAGTAGTTCAGTAATAAATAAACATATGCTTCTAAACGAATTCTTTTATTTTAACGAAAAAAACAACGACTTTGCTAATGATCGTAGATACGACAACAGCAAGGACAGTTCTGTTTTGAAAAAAAGCGACACTAGAAAGATCAGATTAACTCTAAAGCAGATTAATCAACTAAGACTACAAAGTGAAGCTCATCAAGTTGAAGAAGAATCCGAATTAAATTTCATCAGACAGATGTATGCAACCCCAGCAGAAGCAGCACCAGCCGAATAATCCAGCATTTGTATTAGGAAACGGGACCAGCAGACTAGTTGTTGATCCTAGCAGCCTTGTGACGCAAGGCACAGTCTATGGCTGTAATGCACAGTATCGCGAATACGAACCTCATTTTTTAATAGCAGTTGACGTTAAAATGGTCAACGAAATCATTGCCAGCGGGTGGAATAAGACTCATCAAGTTTGGACTAATCCTAATAAAGGCATTACTTCTAAAAACAATATGAACTTCTTTACGCCCCACAAGGGCTGGAGCAGTGGTCCTACTGCACTTTGGTTTGCAGCTACTAACGGACATAAAGAAATATACATTCTAGGATTTGACTATCAAGGTCTAGGTGGCAAATTTAACAATGTCTATGCTGATACTTTTAACTACAAGAAAAGTACAGATGCAGCAACATTCTTTGGTAACTGGCTCAGTCAAACTGAAAAGGTTATTAAGGATTTTAAACACACTAAATTTTATAGGGTTATAGAATCTGATGCATTTATACCAGATAAGTTAGGACCCACTTTAGTTAATCTTAGTCATATAACTTACAAAGAATTCAGACAAAAGTTTCCTGAGACTATATATACAGATCAAATTGATCAAAAAAGTACCATTTAACACCGATTTGTAATCTACGTGTTAAATAACTCACAGCCTTGCACAATAGGAGAATATACCATGGCAGACAAAAATATTTTAGAACAAATGCTTGAGCATTTGGTCAATGACGAACAATCTAAAGCTGAAGAGCTATTTCACGAATATGTAGTAGCTAGATCACGTGAAATCTACGAAGGTCTAATCCAAGAAGAAATGGAAGAAGACGACGAAGAAGAAATGGAAGAAGCTGCTGAAGACGAAGACGCAGAAGAAGAAAAAGTAGACGAGAATTTTGAAGACATCGCAGTTGAAGGCGATGACGAAATGGACGATATGGGCGACGATATGGGCGGAGACCCAACCGACGACCTAGAAGCTGAATTAGGCGACGAGGAAGGTGAAGAAGGTGAAAAATCCGAAGAAGAACTATTCCAAGACCTAGATTCTATCGTTGACGAATTACAAGCCAAGTTTGACGAATTAAAAGGCGACTCTGGCGAAGAGGAAATGGGCGGTGACGACGAAGGTGGTAACCCATTTGCTAAAGAAGAAAGTTTCGAAGAACTAGAAACAGTTCGCGAGTATGTTGAAAAAGTTGGTAAGCCAACAGCAGGCGACAACGGCGCAAACGCTAAGTCAATCGTAGCTGGTAAGAACGATATGGGCGGTACTGCTGCTAATATCCTTAGCGGTAAAAACGGTTCTGACGCAGGCGAAGCTGGCGCAGGTGGCGGTCAATTAAAAGGCAACGGTCTTTTAAAAGGCAAAGCAACAGAAGATAATGCTGGCAATATCAATGTTCCAGGCGGCAAAGCAGGAAGTGCTTTCAGCAAGAAGGAACCAGGTCACGGTGCTGAGAAGAAAGGTTCCGGTGAATCTGCTGATAACAAGCAAAGCCTTTTCCGTGGTCGTAGATAATAGGACGTTACGGTGAATAAACTTACACTAGCAGAACATCTGAGTTACGACCAGGCTAAGATTGTTCTAGAGAGCGAAGAAGATGGCAGAGGCGGTAAGTCTCTGCATCTCAACGGTATTTGCATCCAAGGTGATATCCGCAATGCAAATCAACGTGTTTATTCTTCTCAAGAAATTGGCAGGGCTGTCAAGACGCTCAATGAGCAGATCTCTGGCGGATACTCCGTGCTAGGTGAAGTAGATCACCCGCAGGATTTAAAAATCAATCTAGATCGTGTTAGTCATATGATTACCAAGATGTGGATGGATGGTCCTAACGGCTACGGAAAACTAAAAATCCTTCCAACTCCAATGGGTCAGTTAATACAGACAATGTTGGAGTCGGGAGTTAAGTTGGGTGTATCGAGTAGAGGCTCAGGCGAAGTTGATGGAAATGGTAATGTTCAAGGTTTTGAAATTATCACAGTTGACGTAGTAGCACAACCTTCCGCCCCGGGAGCATACCCAACACCAGTTTATGAACACTTGATGAATAACACAGGTGGTTATCAGGCATTTAGAATAGCACAAGAAGTTCAAGGCGATGTAAAGGCACAGAAATATATAGCAGAGAGTCTGGTGAAAATCATCAGAGGTCTCAAATAACAAGGAGAATCACATGCTAGATTTCGTAAAAAAGTTGTTTGAAAACAATGTGATTTCCGAGGACATCAAATCGGAGATTGAATCCGCTTGGGAAAGCAGAATTCAAGAAAACCGTGATCAAGTTACAGCGACTCTTCGTGAAGAGTTTGCTCAGAAATACGAACACGACAAAGGCGCTATGGTAGAAGCTGTTGAAGCTATGCTATCAGATCGCTTACAAGCAGAACTAGGTGAGCTTGCAGAAGATCGCCAAGGCCTAATTGAAGCTCGTGCTAAGTATGCCAAGAAGATGAAAGATGATTCCAAAACAATGGAATCATTTGTCTTGAATAACCTACGCAAAGAACTCGGTGAACTACACGAAGACCGCAAAGCTGTGGCCAACAATGTAGCTAAACTAGAATCTTTTATCGTGGATGCACTAGCGAAAGAAATCGCAGAATTCCACAGTGATAAGAAAGACCTAGCTGAGACTAAAGTACGTCTAGTACGTGAGTCTAAGGCTAAGTTTGAAGAGGTTAAGAAAGAATTCATCGCTCGTTCAGCACAGTTAGTTTCTGAAACAGTCTCTAAAGGATTGAAGACAGAAATGACTCAGTTGCGCGAAGATATCGAGGCAGCTCGTAAGAATGATTTTGGTCGCAGAATTTTTGAAAGTTTTGCCAGCGAGTTTTCGGCAAGCTATCTCAATGAGAAATCAGAGACAGCTAAACTTCTAAAAGCAGTTTCACAAAAAGAAGCAGAGCTAGAAGAAGCAGCCAAGATTGTTGCAGAAGCACAAAAATTAGTAGAAAGCAAAGACGCAGAACTACGTATCGCTCGCGATATGGCAAGCCGCAAGGAAGTTATGGGTGAGTTGCTAGGTCCGTTAACAGGCGATAAACGCAATGTAATGGGCGAACTACTAGAATCAGTTCAAACTGACAAATTAAGATCAGCTTTCGACAAGTACCTACCAGCCGTAATGGATGGTGGAGCACCGACTAAGAAAGCGTTGACAGAAGGCAAAGAAATTACAGGCGATAAGAAGGCACAAAAAATCAGCGGAGAAGAAAAAACCGCTGAAATATTTGACATCCGCAGGCTTGCGGGACTAAAAGTTTAAGGAGAACTATAATGTCACAATTACTCGAGTCACGCTGGTCGGAAACCAAAGACGCCCTTTTAGAAGGTCTTCAAGGTAACAAGCGTTCAGTAATGGCAGCTACTCTAGAGAATACCCGCAAGTATCTCGCAGAAAGTGCCACAGCTGGTGCTACATCCGCCGGTAACGTTGCAACCCTAAATCGTGTGATCCTTCCAGTGATCAGACGTGTTATGCCAACCGTTATTGCTAACGAATTAGTTGGTGTACAACCAATGACTGGCCCAGTTGGTCAGATCCATACTCTACGTGTTCGCTATGCAGATAGCTTCACAGGTAGCGCAGGTGGTTCTACTACAGCCGGTGAAGAGGCATTAAGCCCATTCAAGATTGCTGAAGGCTATTCTGGTAACACTAACGGCAAAGCTGACGCTACAGCCGCTAAAGAAGGTGTTGCTGGTAACAGACTAAGCATCCAAATCTTGAAGCAAACAGTTGAAGCTAAGACACGTAAGTTGTCAGCTCGCTGGACATTTGAAGCTGCTCAAGATGCACAAGCCCAACAAGGTATTGACATCGAAGCAGAGATCATGGCTGCTCTTGCACAAGAGATCACAG